TCATATACTACCCAAACCACCCCTCTGCCTGGTAATAAATAATCTTCTACGACTGCTTTTATGGGTTTATCTGCTGAATATACTTCATTTCCATACTGCAATGCTCTTTCTAAAACAATAGCAGTTTGTCTAGTAATAGGGTTATTATCGCTGTATCTCCTACGCACATCTGCTTTTGGCATCCTAGCAAATAATGCACCTTTCATAGTTTCTGTGTTAGACCATAGGATATTAAATTGTTTGTATAATCCTGCACCAAAACTATCTGCACTTCTTTCATCTCTATAGCGTGCTACAACAGCCCTTCCTCTTTCTCTCCAATCCTTTTCAGTTTGATCAGCACTTTCTAATTCCATTTGCCAATATTGTGCAGTACCCTGCACTACTTCCATTTCTTTTCTAGTTTCTGCCATAATTAAAACCTATACCTTAATCTTGCTTTTATTAAATTTTCTTTTTTATCTGGGTCTTGCATAGGATCTGAATACATTTCACTCAAACCTATATCTCCATGTTGTCCATACAAACTTAAGTTTAAGTTATTGTTAATTGGTATATCATAAGATGCCCTGAATTGTTTTTGATAAGGTAAATTAAAAGAACCTGCATGAGAAAAATTATTGCCTTCCACAGAGTAATCTCCTTTTCGACTTACCCCTGTAAAACCTAACCCTAAATTATCTAATTGTATATCCATATTTCTTTGTTTTCTTTTATAATTTTGTTCTAATAATGCTTCTGCTAGTTGCCTTGTGTGGTTGTCTTTTAAATCTTGTGCAGATAAAATAATATTGTTTCCGTCTCCTAAAGGTATGGTAACACCTACATTTCTTTCATTGTCTACGTAATTTCCTTGTCCTTCTAATGTTAATAAATCTGCCAACCTATTTTTTTCTTCTTCAGTCATTAAATTCTTTTTTCTGGTTTTCTAAATTGTTCTTTGTCGTGCATATCCATCATTTCATCTAAAGTAGGAGTACGCAATAATTCTTTCATAATATCTGGCTCTTTTTGTTTTGGGGTAATATTTTTATATGCCATAGCTAAGTACCTAAAGGAATCTGAAAAATGCGAACTCCAGTTGTGTAAAGGATTTCTTTTAAACACTCTTTTAACATCATCCCATTCTCTTTGGTAATTTCTTAAAGCATTAAGACCATTTTCACAACGCTTAACATCAAAATAACAATTTTGCAACAATAATCGTACAGCATTAATGCCATCATCTACTTTGTGCATAGGTACAATGCGTGGTCGTCTGCCCATATTAATTAAAGTTTCTGCTCGTGTTCTTCCTGTTCCAAGTTCTCGTACTTTTGCATCATGTGGTAAATAATCATCACCCCAATATTCTATACCCATTTCATCCATAACTTTTACATAATGATCTAACCCCACTCCAGCACTTTCATAACAATCAATAACTCTTATTTCACCCATAGTTACTTGGAAAAACCATAATGCACAACTATCCGATATTCCTAAATCCCATGCTACATGAACTGGTAGGCTAGGGTCTCTATCTATTTTTGTTATTCGCCCCATTTGTTCTGCTTCTATAATTAAATTACCATAGTAAGAACCTTTAATAGCAGCTGCCCAGCTACATTCAAATTCTTGCATATATTCATCTTCACCCATTTGTTTTTTTGCAGCTTCTAATTCTTTAGCATCTACTACTCCTGTTTCACTTGCACGATAAATAGCTCTATGCCAATCATCTTCGTGTTGTGCATCTTCATATAATTGCCAGAATTGATTTCTCCCTTTTGGTGTACCAATAAATATTGCCCATCCTTTTCTATCGGTTAATGCAGGTCGTATCACTTCACTCCACATTCTAGGAGACATATCAGCATACTCATCCATTACACAACCATCTAAGAAAATTCCTCTCAAAGCATCTGGGTCATCACCTGCACCATACAATCGGATACGACTACCATTAATTAAATCTACTCGCAGTTCAGATTGATTGACTTTTGTGCCAGGAATATCTTTGGTATAATATAATAAATAATCCCACGCTACAGCTTTTGCTTGTCGGTAGTATGGAGCTATGTAAGCATATCTTCCATCATTTCTTTCTGTTTTTATTTCTAATGCTTTACGTAATATTTCTGTGATGGCATAAACAGATTTGCCCCAACGTCTATGTGATACACAAATCTTAAATCGTTTTGTATTTTTATGTAAATCTGCTTGTTGTGGTCTTGGCGTGTAAGGAATAGTAATATGCATATGCCCCATCACTCATAGGTTAATTTATCTTTAACTACTTCAGCTTCAATCGGTTTCTTATCATCTAAATTAAAACTAACTGAAATATTATTTGGCAAACCCTCGTGTTCTACTTTTTCTTGGAAACCGCCTTTTGTTTTTGCTAAAAATATTGCGGATATTGTATCTCCATTCATGGCTTTTTTATATAGTTGGCTACCTATTGCCATAGTTAATTTTTCTTTACCAGTTTCTAAAGCATTTCTAAAATGTTTGCGTAATGTTTTAGGGTCGCATCCCACTAGTTTACTAATCTGCTCGTGGGTTAATCCAAAAGCTACACCCATAGAGCATATTCTTTCCATATCAGGTGTTGGTTTAAAATTAGGTCGTGGCATGATTATCCTTTATTAATTTAGCTTTTTTACCTGTAAAATTTTCCCATCAATTATCTACTGGTATTTCTTGTATACTATACGCCATACCTTTTATTAACAAATTATAGAGCATTTGAAAACCCTTTTTTATATTATATAAAATATATAGGTTGTATATGGTATGTTAGATGTACGAGCATTATATGCCTTTAGATTATAGGCACCCTACCCCCACATCCGATTTTTAAAAAAAAAATCAAAAACAAAAAGATATTATGGGTCCCCTATAGGTAGTAAGGCCATAAGAATAAATAAAAGAGTAAATGTTTAGCTATAAGTATATACCACAGAATATAAGAAGAAGTAGTTGGTAAATAACACAGGCACTAAACGCTAGTTATAACCATAAGGCTCACATCCCCTAGCCAATGTCGGCCAATGCCAACCAGTAAGGCTTATATGCCTATTAAACCATAAGTTTTTATTAGGTTTGCTTCCGTTATTTGCTCGGTTCTTTTTTGTAGAGGGATATAGATGCGAATTTATTTTCTAGCTTAATACCTAAACAAACAATCAAACACTTAATAATAACTTATAGGCATACTGGTGTAGTATTATATTTTATATTATAACTTCTATTATTGTATCAACACAACTTGAACAGAATTGATACAGGTGTTTATACAGATGCTTAACATAAAGTGTACATAACTGGGATTATGTTTAAACAATAATAGAATTTAAAGTTAAAGCTAAAAGTATAATTATAATGCTAGTATAAATAGTTAGATGTTATAGGGTTATAATAGTATATGTATTGGGTATAAGTGTTAGGGTTGGGTATGAATGATAACACACGGCGAGTTATTCCCTTTTAAAGGGTAGTTAATTTACCTCTATTATCTTAGGTCTTTTAATAATAGTTTGCTTAATATTTTCATAGATATTGTGGTCAGTTATTGTTGCTTTTAGGGTTACTATTTCTTTAGCTTCAGCAATACAATGTGAGCCATAATAGAGATAAATATTATCAGCACCATCTATTAATGACACCATAAATTTAGAATATCCCCATTCAGTTTCACCTAAGTATGTGGCAAATCTTACAGTAAGTGTAGCAGTTATACGTTCTCCTATTTTACCTATATGTTCACTCATAATTATTGTTTAAGGCTTTACGTGCTTTTTCCATCGCACTAACATCATTAAACCTATCTATCTTTTTAGTGTAGTTTAATTTTCTTCTTTTAGCTACCCCAGATGCTATACCAGCTTGTCGTTTCTTTTCTACAATGCCCTCTATCTTACTCTTAATTTCTTTTATTCTTTTCTGCGTATACTTTTCACCATCATCTATTAATAGCGGTATAATATTTTGCATCAGTTTATTAAACTTTCTTTCATCAGCTACCCCTAATATGTTTGGTATGTGCCTTTTAAACACGCTACAGTCGTTTTGCAAGTACATCGTGGCTATGAGGGTAATGTAAGCGCCCTTCTCCTCTAAACTTAACACAGAGGTATCTGCAAGCCAATCAGCAGGGTAAAATGGAAAATAAAATAGTTTCTCTTTCATACTTTCTCCTTTTTTAATTCTTCTTTTTTGTCCCAGTATACTAAAACAAAAGCATCACATTTAGGACAACTTAAATTACTAACTATATTATGTTCTTCATCTTCTTCACAATCATGGTCGCCACCCCATATTAATTTTGTTCCACAGTTGTAACAATTCATGCTTCNTCCATAATCTTATTCCATGATAAATTGTATTTCTCTNTAATTTTNTTCATCAATTTCAAACTAATATTTCGTTCTCCTTTAATAATCATGCTTGTGTAAGATTGAGAAATATCTAATTCTTCTGATAATGTTGCTGCATTTAGTTTTTCTTTCTTCATAATCTGTTCTAATAAGTTGTTCATTTTTCCTCATGTTATGTTAAAAATTAATAAATTACTTGGCTGCGTACTTTTTACCTTTACTTACGGCAAGATAAATCTTTTTCTCTTTATTGAGTTTATAAATTTCAAATTCTAAACTTTTGCAATTATCTTTCATATGGTCAAACAATCTATACGTAACGTCAATGTTACGTGGTCTTTTCTGAAAATTTAAACGAATAACTACTTCATAATTCATAGTAATCTCCTTAATTAATCATCTACATCATTCCAATGTTTTTGAATTTCAGTTTTAATTTCAGTTTTTTTCTTAGGTTTCTTTTCTTTTTCAAACGATTCAAAACATCCTGTGTCTAAGTTCATGCGTAAATTTAAACTTCGAGGATANCCCAGTTCTTCATAACGAGTTTTGCAAACATTTANAATAGCTTCTGTATTGCGTGTTCCATCTTCATTTTNAAAGGAAGGTCGCCATAAACTAAATATATGGTCTGGTTTATTAAACCAATGGGCAGATCCTGCAATCTGGTAGGCTGTTGGNGGTGAATTACCATGTTTCATATCTGGTTTTGCAGGATGAGCTTGTATCATAATATGTATATCTAATAATTTAGCTAAATTAGTAAGATGGTCTAAACACTTACCTATCCATAATGTTTCAGACATTTTACCAAATTCTGGTGTTTCTAGTTTATTCCATGGATCAAGTATAAACACACTAATGCCATAGCGAGATTTCATATCTTGTAGCTTCTCACATATAAAGTTAAAGTCAGGACTGTTGTTAGGATGATTAAGAAATATAAAATGTTTTTGAATAAAGTTATCTGCTTCATTTTTGTCTGAATCTGATTGCTCCCACTCTAGTTTTTTATGATAAAAGGTTCGAATGTTACGTTGAATATAGGGGCGCACTCTAGTCTCTCCAGAATACATCCCTATATTAATCTTGTATTCTTTTGCTATTTGTGTCCAGAGTTGAGTAGAGAAGGATGTCTTGCCATGTCCTGG